GATCCTTGACGAGTTCGTCGAGCTGCCCCGTGAAATCGTGGACGCGGTGGAGGGCCGGTGCGGTCGATACCCGTCGGCGGTCGATGGCGGCCCTACGTGGTGGGGCATGTGGGGCGCGAGTAACCCGGGCAACGAGGACAACTGGTGGTACGACTACCTCTACGAGCCGTGGGAGGAGGATTACACTGGCGACGCCAAGCGCGCTAAGCTGGGTTATTACCAACAGCCGAGTGGGTTCAACCCGCACGCCGAGAACATCGCCAACCTGCCGGGCGGCGCGGGGTACTACAAGAACCTGGCGGTCGGTAAGACAGAGGCGTGGATCAAGCAGTTCATCGAGGTGCAGTGGGGCTACAGCCTGAAGGGCAAACCGGTGTATCCGACGTTCAACCCCGAGCTGCACGTGGCCAAGCGTCCGCTGATCTACAATCCTCACCTTCCGCTGATCGTCGGCTTCGACCCCGGCTACGTGTGGTCGGCGGCGATCCTCGGCCAGCAGGACTCGCACGGGCGTATCCTCGTGCTGCGCGAGATAATCGGCCACCAGATGGGGGCGCAGCGGCTGTGTCGCGAGAAGCTGAAGCCGATGCTGGCGATGGAGTTCCCGAGCGCCCAGCTGTTGATCGCCGCCGACCCGGCCTGCCGCTCGAGCGCGCAGACCGACGAGAAGTCCGTGGCCCAGGTTGTCCGCGAGGAGATGGGCGTGCCTGTGCGGCCGGCGAAGACCAACAACATCGAGCCGCGACTGCAGGCGGTCGAGTCCTACCTGTGCCGCCTGACCGACGTCGGCCCGGCCTATCTGGTGGATGATCGGTGCCCCACCTTGATCCGCGGGTTCAAGTCAGGCTATCGATACGAGGTGAGTAACAAGGGCACCCAGGCGGACAAGCCGGCGAAGAACGAGTATTCTCACCCACACGACGCCAACCAGTACCTGTGCATGGCGTTCCAGGGCGAGCAAGCACGTGACGCTCGCCGGCGCGCCGGAGCTGCGGTAGGCTTCGCCCCAGCAGCCCGCAACCCCTACGTTTACTGAGGTGTCCAATGGACGAAGACATGCCGGAAGCAGCACAGACACCTGACCCGGTGGGCACCCAGGAAGGCCGCAGTTGGCTTGGCGGCAAGCTGCGTGACCTGTTCGGTCAGTACAAGACCGACCGCCGCCCGGCCGAAACCCAGTGGATGAAGAACCTCAACCAGTTCCTGGGTAAGTACGACTCTGCGCTCGAGCAGAACATGGACCAGAACACCAGCCGGGCGTACCCGAAGCTGACGCGCGTGAAGTGCGTCAGTATGAAGGCGCGGCTGATGTCTCTGCTGTTCCCCGCCGGCGAAAAGAACTGGGCCATCGAGGCGTCGCCGGTGCCCAACCTACCGGTGGATACCCTGCTGGCGGCCATGAATCAGTGGCGTACTGAAAACCCGGACGCCCGGCCGACCCAGGCCAACCTAGACCAGATGGTGGAGAAGACCGCCCTGGACATCGCGCACCGCATGGAGAAGGTGATCGACGACCAACTCAAGGACGTCGACCCCTACGGCGCTTGCGACTACGAGACCCTGGTAGGGCGAGTGATCTACAGCGCTGTGATGTATGGCCCAGGCGTGGTCAAGGGGCCGATGACCGTGCAGGAGGTTACCAGCCGCTACGTGCTGGGCGCGACCGGCATGCCTCAGCTGGTGACCCAGGACACCTACCGGCCGTATCTTGAGTTCGTGTCGTGCTGGGACTATTACCCCGACATGACCGCCACCACCTTCGATCAGATGGAAGGCGAGTTCCAGCGCCACGTCTACTCTCAGCACCAGACCATGCGTCTGGCCGAGCGCGGCGACTTTGATGGCGAGGCGATCAAGCACTACGTGAACAACCACCCCGAGGGCAACTACGTCAAGTCGACCCACGAGACCGAGCGCGAGGCCCTGGGCGGTCAGAACGCCAACGCGGTACCGAAGGGCCACAAGTACGAGTTCGTTGAATACTGGGGGTCGATGGCAGGTCATCGGTTGCGCGACGCCGGGCTGGCTATTCCAGAGGGCACCGCAGACAAGGACCTGCGTTTCACTGCCTGGGTGCTGGACAACATCGTGGTGAAGCTGGCGCTGAATCCGTTCCGCGAGGGCACCAAGGTCTACCACCAGTTCATCTTCGAGGAAGACGAGGTGAACTTGCTCGGCTCCGGCCTGCCGCCGATCATGCGCGACAGCCAGCTGGCGGTGTCCTCGTTTTCCCGTATGTTGATCGACAACGCCTCGGTGGTCTGCGGGCCGAACGTCGAGGTCGACCTAGACCTCCTGGGTCCGTCGCAAACTGACCTGTCTATCAAGCCGCGCAAGGTGTGGCTGAAGGAAGGCGCAACCAGTGGTCAGCGCGCCGTTCAGTCGGTCAGCTTCGACTCGCACATCCCCGAGCTGATGAACGGCATCAAACTGTTCACGGACTTCTCTGACAAGGAGACCTTCGTGAACCCGCTGACCGGCGGCGACATCGAGGGGGTACCAGGCGAGGCGATGCGTACCACCAGCGGTGCGTCGATGGTCTACGGTAACGCAGCGCTGCCGTTCCGCGACATCGTGCGCAACTTCGACCAGTTCACTGTCAGCGTGATCGACGCCTTGGCCGAGTGGAACCGGACCTTCAACGTGGACCGTGACAGGCTGGCCGGCGACATCCGCCCGATCCCGCGTGGCGCGACCAGCCTGATGGCGAAGGAGATTCGTTCCTTTGCATTGGACCAGTTGGCTGCTACCCTGACTCCAGAAGAACGGTTGTACATCAACGAGGAGGAGCTGCTGAAGCAGCGATTGATGGTTCGAGACCTCCCGCTGGCGCAGCTGATGGCGCCGAAAGAAGAAGTGGACCGCCGCTGACCAGGCCGCGCAGATGTTCGCAGCGAACCTGCAGAACATTGGCAGTGACACCATGAAGCAGCTGAGCCAGGCGCAGAAAAACCTCGACGCCGCCGACGCCATGGTCTTCAAGGCCTTGTTCGACGCGATCAACAACGGAGCAACCTCGGATGAACTCGCAGCAGTTGCGGAGCGCATTACAGCAAGCCGCCGTGCAACACAAGCACCACCCAGTGGTGGAGGCGATGGTGGCGCACCTCAAGGAGGAGCAGTCCAGCCTTTACGGCAAGTTGGCCAAGGCTGACTCTTTGATGGAACTTCACCGCTACCAGGGCAACCTGGCGATGGTCGAAAAGCAACTGGCGCTGCTAGGCGCCAAAGAATAACGAGTTGACGCTTGTCACAGATCGGAGTAAATAGCGCCCATGGACCCAGAACTGGAAAGTACCGACGACTTCGAAGCAGCCTTCAGTGAGGCTAGCGGCGAAACTCCCGCACCAGACGCCCCGGCTGCTGCGGACCCTGCTGCGTCTGCAGCACCGGACGCCGCGGCTCCGGATGCAGACGTCCCGGCCGCTCCTGCTGCCGAAGCCCCGACTGCTCCGGTTGCTGCCCCCGCACCTGCAGTCGCCGCTCCCGCCGCCGAGGCTCCCGCCGCTCCTGCGCCGGCCGATGCTGGCCCTGAGTCGACGCCGAACATAGACCCGCAGCACCTCGCCCGCGCGTTGGCTGAAGAACAGCAGCGTCTCGCCCAGGCTCAACAGCAACCTGCTGCTCCCGCTGCGACCAAAGAGTACACGCAGGACGACTTCCTCGACGACGCAGCCAAAGCGTCCCTGGCCAAGTTCAAGACCGAGTGGCCGGACGAGTACCCTGCTATCGAACGCATGGTCGATGCCCGTGCCCGTGCCCTCGTGACCAACGAGATGAACACGCTGGTCGCCGACCTCAACAAAGTTCTGGCGCCGATCACCCAGTCACTGGGTAAGTCGGAGGTGAACGCCCACATGGCTGCAATCCGCAGCGCGCACCCGGACTTCGACGCGGTGGTAGCGCCGCTGAAAGAATGGGTCGCCGGCCAGCCAGCCCTGTTCCGCGCTCCATTGGAACAGGTGCTGACCAAAGGCACCGCGCAGGAAGTGATCCAGCTGGTGGGGATGTACAAGGAAGCGAAGGTGCCGGTGGGTGCAGCGCCAGCTACACCAGCCTCGTCGGCCCCGCAAGAGCAGCCAGCGGTCCCCGCTCCCAAGGCTCCGGTAAGTCCGGCAGCACTGGCAGCGACCGCAGCAGTCCCGGCTACCAATCGCACCCAGCAGCAAGGCGGCACCGACCCGAATGATTTCGAAGGTGCTTTCGCTGAAGCCGCGGCTGCGCTACCCTCTTAACGACCGACTCAAGGAGCGCCATCATGGCATACACCGGCACCACTTACGGTGACATCACTCCCCGCCAGGCAGCCTACTCGATGGTTGGCTTCCTGAACCGGGCCATCCCCAACATGATCATCGAGCGCTTCGGCCAGGCTTACGTTGTGCCGAAGAACAACACCCAGACCGCGAAGTTCCGTCGCTACTTCATCGAGGGCGGCACCGGTTCGTACAGCGGCAACGCGGGCAACTACAGCATGCCGCTGGCGTTGACCCCGCTGACCGAGGGTACTACCCCGGCTGGCAAGAAGCTGGATAGCAAGGACTACACCGTCCAGCTGATGCAGTACGGTGACTTCATCGGGTTCACTGACGTGATTCAGGACACCCACGAAGACTACCCGGCTGTCCTGCGCCAGATCGTGGAAGTGCTGGGCGAGCAGGCCGCGCACACCGTTGAGACCCTGCGTTTCAACGTACTCAAGGCAGGCACCAACGTGTTCTACGCCAACGGCTCCGCCCGTAACGCGGTGAATACCCCGATCACCCTGGCCCTGCAGCGCCGCGTGACCCGTTCCCTGAAGCGCCAAAACGCCAAGGAAATCTCGTCCGCGCTGAAGTCCTCGCCGGCCTACAACACCCAGCCGGTGGAGGCATCCTTCATCGCCCTGGTGCATCCGGACGTCGAGAACGACATTCGCGACATCGACGGCTTCATCAACGTGAAGCACTACGCCCAAGGCGTGGCCTTCCCGGGCGAAGTCGGCACCGTCGAGAACGTGCGCTACATCACCTCCACTGTGTTCGAGCCGTGGGCCGACGCCGGTGGCGCCGCTGGCGGCACTGTGGTCTCGACCACTGGCACTGCCGCCGACGTGTACCCGGTGATCTACATCGCTCGCGACGCGTTCGGTGTGGTGGCGCTGCGCGGCATGAACGTCGCTCAGATCATGGTGGTCAACCCGAAACCGACCGAGTCGGACCCGCTGGCTCAGCGCGGCACCGCCGGTTGGAAACTGTGGAACGCCACCGTGATTCTGCAGGATGCGTTCCTGATCCGTGCAGAAGTCGCAGCCTCGGTGTAAGCTGGGGATAAACGAACCAAGGGGCTCTACGGAGCCCCTTGCTTTATGAGCAACTATCCGGTATCGGTGACCCTTATGGATTGCATCGAGATCACCACGGCGGACAACGGGTTTGTGCTTCGGTACAAGGACCCGGTGATCGTCGAACAAAACGCGGACGGTGACGGCGGGTGGAAAGACCCCTACCGCTCCCGCGTGTATAGCACGCCCGAGACGCTGGCTGAGGACCTGACCAAGCTACTGCCGCTGATGAAGCAACGTAGCAAGGAAACGAACGAGGCGCAGACCTACGCGGCGGAACTCAACCGAGTGTTCGCAGAACAGGAATGACCCAATGAGCGACCAAATCCCAGAGAATGCCGGCACCATGTTCCCGTCGGGGTTCGAACCCCCGAAGAAACCGGCGCGCAAGAAGGCGGCGGTTCGTAAAGCGCCGGTCACCGACTCCAACGGTACCCCCCTGAACGCCAAGTCGGCGGACCCGATGGACACTCTGGTCTGCATTACTTTGCACGACAGCAAAGAAATCCCGCCTGGCGGCCAGTTCGTCGGTGTGAACGGCAAGCAGTTCTGGATCAAGCCGGGCATCCGCGTCGTGGTTCCGCGGTACGTGGTCGAGGCGCTGAACAACGCCGTCGTCGGCCAGCCGGACGTCGATGACAAGATGCGCGTGGTCGGCGTGAAGAACATGCCTCGCCTGCCGTACACTGTCCATCTCGACTGGAACGGTGAAGCTGCGTGAAACTCCAAGAGCTGCTGGAAGAACTGCGAGAGTGCTTGCTTCGGGATACTTCCGACGCAACGGACTCGCGCGACGCCGGCCAGCTCTGGACTGACGCCGCTCTCGTCCGCTACATCAATGATGGGATGAACCAGTTCGCCATCGCCACCTGTCTGCTCCGCGACGAGACGACTGCTGCTATCACGCAGATTACACTCGTCGAGGGGCAGGAGCAGTACGATATGGATAAGCGCGTGGTGGCCGTGTTCGGTACCCGCGTGGATAACCGGCACCTGTCGCGCACTACCTACGGTGGGCTGTTTTCCAACGCAGGCGATCTGACCCTGGGTTACACCAGGGTCGGGCCGTGCGCCAATGGGGTCCCCCAGAAGTTCTATACCGACCGGGAGACCGGCAAGATCGGTGTGTATCCTCCGCCGTCTGCTGAGTACGCCGGTCAGGTTTTGACTCTGCGCGTGGCGCGCAAGCCGCTGGAGCCCCTGGTGATCAGCAATACGGAAGCTCTGCCGGAGATACCGGAGGAGTACCATCTGGATATTCTTGAGTGGGCCGCCTGGCGTGCGTTGCGCAACCACGACACCGACGCCGAGAACATGGCGAAGGCCAGCGCACATAAGACCCGCTTTACTGAGGCTGTGAAGGAACTGTCGCGTAAAGCCAAACGCCTTCTGGCGCAGGACCTGCAGTTCGACGTACGCACCAATTGGGAGAATTGAACATGGCACTGGTACGTGACCCTCGGACCGGGCAACTGGTCGAAGTGCCAGACGCAAGCCCTGCCGCCACGATGCAGGCTGCGGCTAACCAACCGGTTACCGGCCCTCGCGGAGTTGTCGGCGCTACTCCCGCGCCGGCTACTACTGTACCGGTAGCACCCCGCACCGCACCTGCCTCCTTGGACACTGGGCGTACAGCCCCCGGGGAGTACGACGTCACGCCAGGGCTGCGCGAAACCCTGGCGTCGCAGCCCTCGACGATTGGCCCCACTGTTCGTTTCGGTGTGCAGCCGCCCGCCGCGAGCGCCCCCGCCTCGGTAGCTCCTCCCACCGCGGCTCCTGTTGCGCCCGCCATCTCGCCTGCAGTATCTGCGGCGCCGGTACCTGCGGCTGCCCCGTCGAACCTGCTCGGTGCGGAGCAGATCACGCAGATCAACAACGCCATCGCTTCCAGTCTGAGTGCGAGTCGCCCCGACGCGCCGATCTACCAGCCCGCGGAGCGGGGCAACTACAACATGTACAACACGGCGGCGCTGCCGAAGCCGCAGTCCGAGGGGATTAACTTCGGTTTCGGCGTGGACGGCGCACCGACCGCGCGGGAAGTCTTGGACCGGTACGAGGCTCGGGACCAGGCTGCTGTGCTGCGGCAGCGTGAAGCGCTCGAGGCGGCCCAGCAGCGCGCCCAACTGTCCAACCTGCGCGATCTGCGCAATGATCCGGTCGCTTACCGGCAAGCGTTGCGGGAGATGGAGCTGACCTCCCCGACGCTGCTGGCTACTCGGGCTCAGCAAACTCAGTTGGCCACCGACCAGAGCACTGCCCGCACTGCCCGCGAGACGGCGGCGCTGGCCGCAGATACGGCTGTGCGCACTCAGGCCATGGGCGATATCGCGCGCCTGGCCGGGATCGACCTCACCGGCCAGTATGGCGTGGCTGCGGCGGACATTACGGGCCAAGCGAAACTGGCGAAGATCGTGGCAGACGCCAGCACTCCGGCAGCGCGCAAGGCTGCAGCCGAAGCGGCGCTGCTCGAGACCCAGCTGAACGCTATCCGCGCCGGCGTAGACGCCAACCAGCTGGATACTCAGCAGGTTATTGCAGCTACTCGCGGCGGACAGGAGCGTTCACCTACTCCGGCTACTGACCCGCTGACCGGAGTGCCCTATACTCCGGAAGAAATAGCACTCATCCAGCGTCGACGAGTGCAGCAGTTGCAGAGCCCCCAATAACAGGACGACACCCCGATGGCCGAAGCGATTTCGCAAGAGGTATTGGCTCGGGCGATTGAGCTTCAGCGCCAGGCAGATGCGCAACGCGCCGCCCAGCAAGCCGAAGCCGACCGCCTGGCAGCCGAAGAAGCAGCCCGCAACCGCCCCCGCACCTGGGGGGAGGTCGGTCAGGACGCGGGCCTGCAGCTCCTGCAGGGCGCTATCGGCCTGGGGCAAGCCGCGTACGGCCTGACCAACATCGCCTCTGGCGGCCTGATCGACCGCGCTACTGGGTTCTCCGAGAACTTCGCCGTCTCTAACCAGATGTTGAACGACTGGAAGTCTGACCGGACTCAGGCGCTGCAGCAGCAGGCGCAGCAGGCGTTCGACGAGCGCGGCGTGTTAGCCGGTATCGGAGAGTACGCGACCAGCGGGGTTCTGTTGCAGGACTTGCTGTTGGGTAACCTGCCCTCGTTGGTTCCTGCTGCGGCGACTGGCCGAGCGGCGGCCGTAGCCGCTACTGAGTATGCGGCTGCTCGCGGTCTGGCCCCAGCCGCCGCGCGCAAGTTGGTCTCTGATGCGTCCGAGCGGGCTGTACTGCGCACGACTGCGGGTCAGGTCGGGGGCTCCGTCAACGTCGACGCCATCAACCAGATCGAACAGGCCGGCGGTTCTGAGACTGAGCAGCAGCTCGGCGGCCTCGGCGCTGCGGCGCTGGCCGGGGTGGCTGCTCCGATTATTGGTCGCCTGACCGGCGCCGCTCGTTTCGAGTCCGCCGCAGCCAACGCATTGCCTGGCGGCGCAGGTGTTGCGGGGCTGGCTACCAACGCGGGTATTGCGCGCACGGCCTTGGGCGGGGTCGCGCGTGAGGGTACTGAGGAATATCTGCAATCCGGCAGCGAGCAGCTGGCACAAAACGCTGTGACCCCCGGCCGCGACCTGTGGGACGGGGTTGGGCAACAGGCGGCCATAGGCGGTTTGGCAGGCGGTCTGCTGGGCGGTGGCATGGGCGGCGCTATCGCCTTGCGCTCTCCTCGTACCGAGACCTCGCTGCGTTCTACCCTGCGCGGCCTGCTGCAGCAGCAGAACGCCCAGCAAGGCCAGCCGCTGGGTTCCAGCCCTCTGGTCGATCCGGTGGTGCCCCGCGGCCTGGATGTCGTCGAGACCGGCATGATGCCGACCGAGGAGATCAACCTGGCCAACACCCCACTGCCAGGTGGCGAGAATGTCGAGCAGATCGACTTGGCGTCTGCCTCGTTGCTTGGCTCGCCGCTGCCTGGTGCTCAGGTGGAGGAAATCGCTACCGGTCCTGTCGAGGAGATCGCTGGCGCGCCGGCTCCGCTTCGCTCGGTGTTCGACATCACCGGCCGCCGGCCGCAGGTTACTCCGCCCGCACCGCCTCTGATGCAGGTAGATGAGTTGCCTGCTCCGCGCCGTACTGGTCTGCTTGGGGTCATCGACGCCCAACAAGGACGCGGGCGGCTGGGTGGCACCGACCTGTTCGCTGGCGACCTCGACGTGATGGGTGCATTCCCGACTCTGCCGCAGGCCGCAGCGGGTCCGACTTCTGCCCAGGGCGCTGCGCCCGGCCAGGGCGCATTCGATTTCACCGCCGCACCGCCGACTTGGAAGAAAGCCCTGGCTACCGAGCTGGGCCTCAAGCCGGCTAGCTTCCGCGGCAAGGCGTGGGATCAGTTCGTGTCTGCTGCCGACGCCGCGGGCATCAAGCCTACCGACGTGGGCGCTAACGACTTCCTGCGCCAGGTGGCTCCGCAGATCGCTGCTGATCCGGCGACGGCGCCGCTGTTCGCCGCCCGCCTGGCCGAGAAGTACGCAGCCCCGGTAGCCGCGCCTGCTGCCGCGCCGAGCATGGTGCCCGCCGCCACCGAACCGCGCACCCTGGCTGACGCCCTGGCCCTGACCGAAGACGAGTACATCCGCGCGGTCAACCCAGAAGGTAAGGTCACCGCCGAGGACGACCGGGTCATCACCAACCTGGGCGACTTCGATCTTCCGGCCGAGACGCAGGTCGTGGAGCAGTTTGCTGACAGCAACGGCGCCACCGTCGACGTGCACGCTGACACTGCGGGTAACCTGTACGCCGTGCGCGGAGGCCAGGTCCTGGGGCAGATGGAACCCGGTGAGGCCGATACCCTGATCAATGTCGTGCAGGAAGCTCAGGGCCAGGGTATCGGCACCGGCCTGGCGACTGCCTTCGTGCGCCGCAACCCGTTCGCCCAGGCTGGCAGCTTCAGCCCTGCCGGCGAGGCTACCCGTCGCGCTGCGTTCCGCCGGCTGCAACAGGAACAAGCTCCGGCACCTACGGGGGCAGGGTCTCGTCGCACTACGGGGGCAGGGTCTCGTCGCACTACCGCGTGGTTGGAGAAACAGGCTAAGGTCGCTGCCGAGCGCCAGCAGGCGGCGATTCAAGAGACTCAACGTCAGGACGCTCTAGCTCAGGTCGATGCGCCCCCACTGCCGCAGGAGCCGACCACACCAGGCGCGCCAGGCGCGGACGCTGTAGCGCCTGTGGTGGGTATCGACCAGGCCATCGTCAAGCAGCTTCAGCTGGACCCTACCGCCACGCGCGAGCAGGCCACGGCCGACGTGTTCATGGACCTGATGGCAGACGCCACCAACACCGAGCTGCTGGACGAGACCTTCATCGCCCTGAAGAACCATCCGGCGTACCAGACGCTGAGCGACGATCAGAAGACCGAGATCGCTGAGGAGTTCGAGCTGCGCTATGCCCGCGTGGAAGGTGGCTCCCCCGGCAAGTTCAACCGCATCCAGTCGCCGGTGGCCACCCCCATCGGGACCCAGCAGTTCGCCAACTTCGTGGCTCGCGCCAACCGCGCCCGAGGCGCCGCTGACCCCGAGGTCATCCCGGTGGAAGATGCTGCGGCGTTCCAACTGATGACTGGACAGGCGGCCCCTGACGACGCGGCGGGCGTGTTCACTGGCGGTAAGGTCTACCTGATCCGCCAGAACCTGGCCGACGTCAAGGACATGGCCATCACTCTGGCGCACGAGCGCGGCCACCACGGTCTCGGCGTGCTGTTGGGTGACCGTCTGCCGGCAGTGATGAACCGCCTCTGGACCAACGCCGCGACCCGCGACCGCATCAAGGGCAAGATGAAGGCCCTGGCGGGCAACGTCTCCCCGGAGGATGGCAGCATGCGCCGCCTGGCTGCTGAGGAAGTGATGGCTGACATGCTGGCTTCGGGTGAGAAGATCAACGGCGACGTGGTTGCCAAGGCCCGCTCGGCCATCGAGAACACCTTCGCCCGTATCCTAGGTTACTCGGGATTGAAGATGACCAACGCCGAGGTCGACGCTATCCTGCGCGACACCGGCGCCGTACTCCGTGGCTCGAGCCCTGCTGCCGTAGATGGCGAGCTGCCGCAACACCTGCAGGGGTTGGTAGACTTGATGGGCGATCCGCAGTCGGCGACCGCCGGCGACGCACGCTTCAGTCGAGCCTTGGGCGACCTCGACAAGATCGCCGCTGCCGCCGACGCCGAAGGGTCAGGGACGCGCCGCTCGATCAACGACGTGACTAAGCAGGCCGGCCAGATGGGTCTCGACCTCGTACGCAACGTGGGTGCCTCGGTCAACGAGGGCAGCGTGTTCTCTACCATGCTGGATGCCACCCCGCTGAACCAGCTGGTCAACCTGTATGGCAAGCAGTTCTCGGACGGCACCAGCCGCCCACTGAACGAGTTCGCTCGGCTGAAGCGTGGTAAGGAGTCGGCGTTCAACAAGGTACTGACCCAGGCTAGCGACCTCAGCTACCGTGAGGGTGAGGCGAAGATCAAGACCTCGCCGCTCGAACTGGCGCAGGAGTGGGAGAAGTTCCAGCAGCGCAGCCCGGCCAAGGGCGATGCCCTGAACAAGCTGCAGCAGTTCAGCACCCTGTACCGGCTGTGGCCGGACTCGGACTGGAAGGATCAGTCCAAGCTGAACTACGAGGAGCAGAGCTTCACCGAGAGCGAGCGCCAGACGGCGCTGGTCGATCTGCAGCGCCTGTGGCGTTCGATCGGGCCAGAAGGACAGAAGCTGTTCCACGAGAGCCAGGCTGTCTACACCTCCATGTGGAATCAGCGGTTCAACGCACTGCGCGCCGAGCTGTCCCGCGCCACCGGTCTGGACGTCAGCAGCCCTGAGTTCAAGCAGGCGTACGGCAACACGATTGACTCTGCCATGCAGCGGCTGAAGACCGGCCCGTACTCGCCTCTGCAGCGCTACGGCGACTACCTCGTGAC